AATGTTTCTGTGATAGTATCTCCATCAGAGTTTGTGCCTACAACTACGATAGTTCCCAGAGTATCGAGCGTTCCAACTTTAGTATGTGTTACGGTTACAACATGGCTGCCTAAAGGTTGTGCCGCTATTGTATACGCCGCCGCTTTCATATTTGTTGTGGTTACCAGATAATCCGCATCGACTGCCGTTATTCCGTTCGTTCCGTTAAGTTGCCCTATTGATTCAGGGCTTATGACGTGAAGCGAGTTGGTAGTACTGTTAATCTCCTTATGTTTATTATATTTCTTATCATACCCTGTCATATTAAACACCTTCCCTTTTTTTCTGTCTTGCACAAACGCCGTACTCCCATCCATTTTCATGTATCTGTCCGCAAGTACTGCATACTTTCCTTGCTCTTGTATCTTTCGGTATAACCGTAACAGGTTTTACAGCCACTGTTTTTTTAGCTTTTGGTTTTGCAGTTGCTTTTTGTTTTGGCTTCTTGTCCGATAGTTTCGATTCTATTCTTAACAATACTTCCAATATATCTGCCAGTATAAAATCCGACGGTTCTATCATTTCTCGTCTTGCCATTTATTTCTCGCTTTCAATAATATTCAATAGGGAGGATGTTGCCACCCTCCCTCTGTTATTATGATATTGTCGCAAATGGTACTGTCGCTGTTCCGTTACTTCCTGTCGCTATATTCCCGACAGATTTAGTAACTTCAAAGTCAAATGAGTTCGCTATTGTCGCTGCACTTATCCACCTATTGTTCACTACCAATAGTTTGTCTGAATTTTCGTCTATTGCAAGAGTGGTAACATCAAGATAATTGTCAGCTATAAGACCACTGCAAACCGCACTATTTACAATTACGATACCCACCGCTGCGTTTATCCAGTTGTTTGCTATCCTTATGTTGCTGTTCGTGGAAGTTCCGGCAACCTCAATACCCACAAGCTGTTTAAGGTTAGCGTCTCCTGTTCCATAGAACCTGCAACCCTCGACAGTAAGGTCAACATTATTGGTTGAAAGTATTCCTTTTGTCGTCGTGCCGTTGCCTAAAAAGTCGCAATTAATAAATGCTGCGCCATGATTGCTTGCTGCTAAAGTTACCGTTGCTGCCGCTGTTACGTTCTGGAACGCCATGTTTATCCATCTGCATCCCATAACTGCCGTTGACGGTGCCTGTACACCGATAATCTTTGCTTTTGCCAAAAAGTCTGTATACCCGCACCCTATAATGTCAGTCTTTTCAGGGAACCTTGTAAGGCTTTCGGTATATGATCCGCCGTTTATGTACAACCTGTTGCGTCTATCCCAGTGGTTTGTTTTTGCAATGTCATCGTCAACAAGTGCTATCCCTGCGGCAACCGTCTTAACCGCTGTTGCCCACGACTTGCCGTCGTTGCTGTTACTGCCTGCGTTACCATCAACATAAAAAGCCGTATAAAGTTCTTCGCTTCCGAATGACGATTCTCTGCCTTTCGGTCCCTGATAATATCCGTACATTGAAGATATTCCGTTTACATGTGTTCCAATCTTTATCTTGCTCATAATCTACACTCTCCTTTCTAAAGAGCAGGGGAGAGAAAAATCCCTCCCCCATAGATTTTTCTTTTGTTTATTCTCCGGTTCCCATTGCTATGAAGAACCAGTTCGTCCATCCGATTTTGTATCTGCCAACGCTTTTCCAACTGATCATTTCTGTGTTGAAGTCGCCTGCCGCTGTTGCTCCGTCTCTTACAAAGTTACGAGGGTCTTTTCTCATAAACCAGTTAAGTCCGCTCCCGCCTTTCATCAGCTCTTTATTGGCAACAAAAAATCTCTTGCCCCTTATGAGTGGATGAATGAAGTATTCCATGTCCTTGTCTACGTTTAAAGTGTTGTCGGTTACGTATGCTTCCCTTTCGGAACCAAACAGTTTCTGCAAGTTCTTTCTCTGTTGGCGACCTGCTATGACGAAGTTTCCGTCTATCAGCATGTCGTCGCCCTTATCATCAGTCCATGCTTCCATGCCAAGCTGAATCGTCTCCAGTCCTTCGTAATCACAAAGTACACCTGAAAACAGGTTACTCTGTGCGTCTGCTCCTGGAATGGTATAATGCGTTGCTCCTATAAGCGGAGATGAATCTGGCCCTGTCAGCGTTGAATCTGTAGCATGGTTGAAAACATAAGCACTGTCGTAATTAAGGGTTTTTTGAACGCCATAAAGCGTGTTGTTTACCCTTGTTTTGATAGCTTCAAACTCTCCATCATCCCACATATCGGCAGGTATCTGCAAACCTGTGGATTTTTTCTCTGCTCTGTACTGCACTTCGTAACCGCCTGCAAACGAATCATAATGCACATCGCCTGTCCAGTCTGTCATTCTTCCTGGTGCGCCAATTGTATAATCTGTATACTGTCCTACGGACTTCTTTATCACATTATACAATGAGTTTATGTAATCCTGCTTTTGCCCTTTATAGTAAGCGTCCATTGTTTCACGAATGTTACCTTCAAGTGCAAGGAAATCAGTTTTATTCATTTCTTATCATCCTTTCTTTTCTTAATTTACTATTAAGTATTTGGTTCGCTTGCTTCAAAGGTAACTACCATTTCCATATTGTCTGGATCAGAGGAAACGATTCTGACAACGCTTCCTGTGCTTGCCTGATCATAATCGATGTCCATTGAATCCGAGGAAAGGGAATATAAGAGGTAGTCTTTAAGCATATATCCAGGGCATAAATATATCGTGTCTCCTGATGCCAGCGCGGCAGGAAGTGTTTCTGCGAGTGTAAGTACGCCGCTCGTTGCTGAATCGGAAATTTTAACTATTCTGCCGACGAGACTTGAATCGGCAGCACAAGTCACTATCTGAATCGCGCCGCCTATCCATACATCTGCGGTATCGGGAAGCAAAGATGAATCGACCGCCGTTGTAGTACTCCCGCCCGTGAGAGTGTATGCCTTATTGCATTTGTATGTATATTTTGCTGTCGGTGAAATCGAAACAGGCAACATTGTTACACCGTCGCTTGCAACTTTTTCGAGTAGCGATACTCCGAGAATCCTGTCCTGCAAATTCGTTGGATCAGCAAGTACTACTATTCCCGTTCCTTGTGTAAACCTGACTGGTTCACCTTTTTCAATCGCTGTTGCATCGGGAACATAGTACTCGTCTACTATCATGTTCTTAGACCCGTTAAGGTCTCCACACCATGTAAAACCTTTCATTATTTATCATCCTTTCTTTTTCTGTTCTTTGAAAATATATTTTGATACTTTTTTTGGATCGTTGCCAAACGCAAGTGTCGCTTTCATTGCCTTATCATCCATTGTTGAGGTATAATCTTCGGCTGCCGGAGCATTGTCTGCTTTTATTAACCCACTGCGTTTAGCTTTATCCGAGTAATCAGCTATTGCTGATTTCTTCTTTCCTTCAAGTATTTCCTGCAACTTGCCGGATAATGCCAACTCCCCGAATTTAACTGCATATGCTGTTGAAAGAGGAACATCAGGTCTGCTTGCTATTAAATTGTCTATTTCCGGCTCTACTTCATCAAACAACGGCACTCTTTTACGCAGTGCTTCTTTTTCTACCGCTATCCTTGCAAGTGCCATTGTTTTTCTTGATTCCGCTTTTACGGATTCAAGCAGGGCGTTCTGTTCTTTAAATGCTTCGGCGGTGATCTGCTTTATTTCTTCCTTGTCGTAACCGTCTTTCAATAACCGCTTTTCGAGGTTGTCTTTGCCTTTCTGCATTTCCTGTTCGGTCATTTTCATCTTTAGTTCAGCAAGTTCCGCTTCTGCCCTCTCTGCCCTGTCTGCCTTTTCTTTGACGTGGTCATAGTTCATTCCTTTTTGAGCTAATACTTTGGCTTCCTCTTTTGTGAGTTTCTTCTTTTCTTTCAAAAAGTCTACTTCAAGATAACCATCGTCAACTTCATCTTTTGTTTCTTCATCATCCTCAACGTCTGTGTCCGCTTTGGGTTCTTTTGTTTGCTTTGTTTTGGACTTTGTGTCGTCCTCTACTTTTTCTTCTTCGTCGTCAACTTCATCGGCTTCGTCAACTTCATCGACTTCATCTTCTACGTCAACCGCGGGTGCTGGTGTCGCAACCGTTTTCTCTTTTTCCATTGTGGTACTCCTTGAATTCTATATTTCATTACCGCATCTGTGTCTGCGATAAAGATTTCCGTCATGCTGTTTTCATTGCCTGCTTGTTCTGCGCCTGTGCCATAACAGGGTTATTCCCTGCTGTTTTCTGTGCCAACGCTTCCTGTGCCTTTGCACTCTGCATTTCTTTCAACTCCTGCGTTATCTCGTCAGGCGGCGGCAACTGTCCGTTGTATATCGTCTCCCAGAACGCTTTCGGGCCTATTGCGCCTATTTTGAACATCTCCAGAGCAAGGTTCTCGTAATACGTCCTTGAAGTCGGGCGTTCATCTGTTATCTTGACTTTCACGTCAAACTCCGCAATATACACTTCCTCTTTCTTCTGTCCATTTTCGTCATCCCTCATCCAGACATGTTTCATCTGTTGATTAGAGAATTTCCCGAATGTGTCCGCTGTGTTCGGATCCATATTCCTTATCGTTTCAAACAACTGTATAAGCCCTGCAAGCTGTGCCTGTTTAGCGGTTTCATCATCGCCGAGTTCAAGCAACTGCCGCAGTCCGTCATATATCAGGGTCTTTATCGCCATACTCTTGTCGCCCCTTATGCGGTATTCCCTTTCGTCTGTGTAAAACTGCGCTATCCTTGAAATCATCAGGCGCATGAACTGTGTCATAAACCTTTCGAGGATATTCATCTTGCCCTTGTTTCGGACATCAGCCCTGCTACCAAGTTCTGCCACCGACTTGTAAGGTACGTTGGCTCCTGGAGAAACACCCTGCATTATCGCTGTGTTCTGCGATATGGTGTCTATATTTATTTTTAAGAAATCTTTGTACTGAACAAGGCTCTGCGGTGTCTGCGTTCCCTCTTTCCTCTGCATCCTGTCTTTGTTGTTGACCTCGTGCCATACGCCCGCCTTGCATGAGTTTTCATTTATCTCATCCATCTGCGACTTAGATATTGAACCCTTGTCATAATACCCGCCACCAAGTCCTTCGACAGCGGCAGCCGCCATTTCTATTTCTGCACATTTGTTGTATGCTATCTGCGGGCTGAGAATATTTCTCATTTCCCCATATCCGTAAGGATTCTTTTCGTCCTGATACAGAACTGCGTATGCGAATGGGTATAGCCCATCTTCGTAAACATATGGAACATATTCAAGAAATACATTCCCTGCGGTGTATGCACAATGAACACCTTTTAGAGTACCATTTGCCATATCCTCATACATCGTCTTTGCGTATTCATCCTTTGCTTCTGTTGCCTTTTTCTTAAATCGTTCCTTATCCTGTTCTGAAATATACAACGGAACTCCTCTATGCCATGAACATATGACTGTTGCCCGCTGGTAATCAAATTGACCCCCAGCTTCCTCATCTTCATCATCAAGCAACTCCGCTGTTACATATTTCCCGTTTTCCCATCTGTCTTTTATATAATCAAGATTCTTCGGATATCTCTGATGTATGAACCTGCAATCCTGCAAGTTTTCTTCAAGGTCTTTTATTGCGGGGTCAAAGTATATTTCATCTTTCTTTTGGCACAGTGTCCGTATCTCGCCTACCCACCTGTTCGGACCTGCCCCGCCCATAAATTCTGGGTCCCATGGAACATATCCGATAAACGGTCCATAATGCACTCCCTGCATCACTATATCCCGCCACTGTTTGTCAAATACGTTCCTGTCAAATACGAAAGAGATTATATCACTTATCTTTAATGCAACTTCCTTGTCGCTCTTTTCCCTGCCTGTAACATCAGCCTGTGGCGTTGAAGCCGTCAGAGCGTCCACAATATTCATTATCGTTGGCAGACTGACATTCAACACTATATTTGGTCTTTTGGATTTTTTCTTTGCGTCTCTCGGAGCAAGTGTCGTATCCCACTGGTCGCCTTTTAAACAGAGATATTCATCACTCCAGTAATTTTCCGCAGTTTGTCTGTACCCGCCCTCAGATGCCATCTTGTCAATAAGCACTTGTGCAACATACGCTCTTTGTTCGTCTGTCATTTCGGGCAAGTTGCTTTCTGGTTTTTCCTCTTTTTTCTTTAGCCATCCCATCTATCTTACCTCTTAGTAAAAATCATTAACGTTTTTTGCCTTGCCGTCTGCTGTAATTATCTGCTCTACTTCATCATTCGTTGATTCAACTTTTTTTCTGTTGATTCTATCATCTATCAATTCAAGTATCTTGTCGAAGAATGACTGTTTCGGTTCTTCATAAATCGGTTCCATTTCCTTATTGATACCCTGCGGGGGTATTACCTTTACAGCCTTTTTCCCAATAAAAAAGCCGCTGGAGAAAGATACGCTCACAGCGACCAGAAATAATATCAATATCAGTATCATTGTACCTGTGCTTACCATGTGTATACCTCGGTTAATGACGTGGTCTTAATGATTCATCGTATGACCACATCATAAATTCAAGACAATTAAAACACACTATTAAAATTTTGTCAATACTGACAATAAAATAGTGTGTTTTAATTCGCATACACTCCAAATTTATGATTATGGATTACAGAATGTTTGTGCCTTTTTCTATGATTTGTCTTACCCTTTCACGGCATATCCCAAACACGTCTCCCGCTTCTTGTAATGTTTTACCGTCCCGTCTCATTCTGACAATTTCGAGAGTTCTTTCATCACACATTTTAGCTTCAAGGTTTTTGTTTTTACATTGTCTTTTTTTTGTTGTCATCATCCTCCTGTTTGATAGTTTTTCCCTGTACTTACATTGTTCACACACCGCATCTTTTGCAAGTGTTTTGTTTCCACATGCACATATAGACCATGTTATTAAATTGTCGAATGCGTGGCGCATGTTTTCTGCGTTTGTACACCATTCAAGATTTGTCGCGTGATTATTTCTAGTATTTCCATCTTTATGATTAACTTGCGGTTTGTTTAATGGGTTCGGTATAAATGCCTGTGCAACCAATCTATGGATGTATATAGTCTCTTGTTTTCTATTTTTCATAAATGTAAACGCAAGATACTTTCCGTTTCTTGATGTTCCAAATGAATTAACTATAGTTTTACTGTTGCTGTTTTTATCAAACTTATAAACTACACCGTCTTCCCATACTTCAAATTTACCATCATACATTATTTTCGACTCCATAATTATCGCCTCTTATTTTGATAATTATATTATCCGCCTTTTTAAAATATTTGTCAAGAATTATTTTTAATCTGCCATCCAGTTGTCCTCGTCAGCGTCTTTATCGTCCTCGTCAAGTTCTTCCTGTGCCTCTTTCGGTGGTTCCACCGTTGTCCACATCTGCTTTCTGCAATAATGTGCTATTGCCGCCGCCATTACAAGGTCGTCTGATTTACCAGGGTTTGCACATGGTATTCCGTTCTTGTCTTTTGCGAACTCCAACATTTCAAGCAGCGTGTCTACGTCATTGAATGTTTCTATGCTCTCACGGACAGTCGCCACAAGGTTGCTGATGATGAGCGGTCGGGTTATCGTTGTCGTCCTGAATCCATACTTCATCTGCGTGGTTTCCTCGATGTTGTCAACGACCTCACGCCTGTATATGTTCCAGTACATCAGGTATTCCGTCAGCTTCTGCAACGGTGCATAGTCATAGTTCATCTCTATTGCAAGCATAGCGTCATTGTAATACTTCCCAAGACAATACATCTGGCAGGCGAACAGGTCAGAGTTCATCTGGCAGTGGTATACCGCCACCTGCATACCGTTGGTGTTGTCTAGGCAGTGAGCGGCGAAATAGTTTGAACCCTCTCCCGCTGTGTCCGCACCTATGACATATGGCTTCCCGCTTTCAGGCTCTTTGTATATAGTTATGATACCGTGTTCGTCAGGGATGAATTTTATGGTACTGTCATCTATCGTTCTGTCCGTGTTGAGTTTGTATTCAAACGCACCCCGAACAGGCGGCTTCATGGCATAATACTTTTTCAGGTTTTCTTTCCTGCACTCGACTTTCGCATTGTCGAACACCGGAGTACCAGTTGACAAAAAGGCTTCTTCCGGCGAACTCGGATATTCCTGATGGAACGTGTTCAGATCGCCTTGACACTTCTCCATGATACACCATCTTCGCCATTCAAGCTGATCGTATGTCAGGTTGTACCTGTTCTTTAACTCCAGTTCGTTTCCCCACTGCTTGCTGTCATAGTTCGTCAACTTAAAGAATGTGTATTTCCTTATGTACCCCTCATCCTCGAACCACGGTATGAACAGCGGGATGTATGTGTTCTTTTTTCTGCGTTTGCCATCTTCATCCGTGATATAGGCATTCGCTTCATCCCATACTTCCTTGAAATAGTTGTACCCTTTGGCGGTACTCTCTATTATGACAATAGAGTTCTTGTTCGGAACCGCCTGCAACAGAGAGGTCATTGTCGTTTTGACATCGCCTTTCCACTTGCCTAACTCTGAAATATGTACATAGTGCAGGTTATATGAGCTTCCCGCATTAACGTTGTTCGAGGTTTCTATAAGATACTGGCTTTGCAGACCGGGCATGTTCTTTTCACTTGTTTCGAGTGATGGGTCGTACTTCGGGTTTTCAAGGATGATACCGTTTCCCCTGCTTGCCCTGCGTTCAGGCTTCATGTGGGCGGGCAGATATTGATAGAACAGGTTTGCCATGTCGTTGATGTTGTTCGCTGAATCATCGTCATACGATATGACCATTGCCATGCGGTTCTTCTCATGCATGATACGCTTGAAGAAGTCGGCTTCAACATAGGTCGAGAATCCCCTCCGGCGGGCTTTCAGGATAACGACAAAAAGGGTGTTCTTCTCACCCTTTTCCCATTCTTCTATGATGTTTTTCAGCTTTCTCTGCGAGGAATTTATCTTGAACGGAATGATTTCCGCTGTTTCCCTGTCTCGAATCTTGAAATACTTCTCAAAGAATATCTCGTTGTTTTCACGTTCCTTTAGTGTCGCTATCGCATTTATCGCTAGTTTAAGGTTATCCATTGTCGTTTACTTCCGTAACTTCCGCTTCTATGATTTCCTGCTTTACGTTAAGCTGTTCGAGCAGCTTCGGGTCGTTCTTCACAATATCCAGCAGATATGACTTCACATCAGCTGTGGTAACTTTCCCGAACTCCATATCCATGCTCATGCTTTTCTTCGTAATGTTTATCTCTTTCTTGTCCTGCACCACCCCTGTCATTTCAAGGAACAACCGCCTGTCTGCGGCACATCTTGCGTTGCTTACGCCGAATGTGTATACCGCACACATCATCTCCTGTGCTTTTAACTGCCAATGTGCCCGCAACAGGGAATTGTAGTACTCCCGAAACTGCGGTTTGTAGAACGCCCTGAAATATGTCGGCTTCGATATTCCCGCAAGTTTGCATATCTCCTGCACTTCCGCATGTCTGTTTTCAGGGTTCAGCATTACGTCAAGCAAGTCCATCTCGCACGGAGTGGGTATATACCCCTTTATCTCAATATAGTTCTGATAATGCTCTTTGGAAGTATTCTGTGATTTCTTCGGTTGCAAGTCTGTAGTCATCGGCGTTTTCTCCCTCCAGTATACGAATAGACACGTCAGCCATATCCACAAGCCCCGTAACATACTCGTTCTTTGCCTTATAGTATGGGTCGCAGGCAAGTTCGTTGCGAATCGATTTCATCTTCCGCAAGAATATCTCGACTGTCATTTTCCCCTCGCTTTCTTCTTGTGCTTCTTCTTTAGTTTCGCAAGCGTGCCATAGACATATCTGTCCTCCGCCTCTCCTGTCAGACCTTTCTTCCTTGCTTCACGTTTCAGATCATCGTGCAGTTTCTTTGGCATGAGTATCACTCCTTTCAGGTCAATACAGTATTTGTGTTTATAAAACTCGGCGGAGTATAAGTGCCTGATCCTGTACCTGTACACCATGTGATTTCAAGTTGCCTATGCGGTCGTATCGTAGGGCTAGTCCATACTGGAATGTACGTGGGCTGTTGCAAGTCTGGGAAATATGGATATGGATATGGGATATATTCCTTTGTTGTTATTGTTTCTTCTTCCGTTTCTTCGGTTGTCGTTTCCTTTATCAGCCTGCCCTCGGTGTCGTATTCCTTTACGACTGTTGTTATCTTTTTCATGGTATCACTCCTTTTTCTTCTTTCTTGATATATAATCTTTCCTGAATATTTCATAATGCTTTCTGTCGTAATACTTTCCGTCCTGCAACATAACATGCTCTTTGTAATATCCTACTATCCTGCCACCGTATTTATTTATAAACCTATCGTACATCTTTTCTATCGGATTTCCAACTACCACGCAGAACGTTATTTTAAAATAGTTAAACTTTGTAAACAACGAATCGAGGAACTCATATAAATCTCTTGAAAAAGTTATATTGCATTTTCCTGAAAAATTACATATTCCCAGCGAATCAATATACGCTTCGGGTCTTACTATCTCTGCAAGAAAATATCCAAGAATATTGTCATTCTCGTCCACGCTTACGAATTGCAGTTCTTTCCAAGTACTTTTGCTTAATTCGACTTCTAAATCCCAATAACTTGTCTGATTGAAATATTTATAGGCTTCCTCAAAAACTATGTCTTGTATAGCCTTGTTGAGTTTGTCCTTATACGGATATGCAATTTTTAGCATTGCTCCCCCTTTACCCTCAATACTTTTTCTATCGTGCCATCCTTTGAGTGCAAATAAACTGTTGCGTTTTTCTGTTTGACTATATGCAAATACGCAAAAAGTGTTGCTTCCTCTGCGGTCAAGAATAGTTTGTACATCCTCTTCGCCCCATATTTCCTTATCCCCCACCTGCCATTGGGGGTAGTGTGTACGCCCCAAATATTGTCTTTCACAGTTTCTCCTTTACCCTATCCTAATCCAATCTTCGCAATGGCAGTTGTT